GATGTTCTCGAGGATTTACCCACTTACACATGGCCATTCTGCATCAACCTCAGCAAGATGCAGCCCACAGGTACACTAAACTTCAGTCGTATCGACAACGCCAAACTCACCCTTGTAAACCCAACGGGTGGTAACGCTCTTCATCGGGTGTACGCGGTCAACTATAACATCCTTCGTATCAAGGATGGTATGGGAGGTGTCGCGTTCGGTAACTAAACAAAACCTAAGTCGTATGTAAATATTGAAAAAGTAAGTTCAAAACATCCAATATGGTGAAAACGAAAACAAAAACTCCAACTCTTGATTCTGTTCGCAAGGTGAAATCTGGTGTCACCGAACTTGTATTGCAGAATCAAAAGTTGAAAAAGAAGTGTAGAAAACTGAAAAAAAAAGTTGCTAAACTTGAAACGACTTCAAAAACATCATTTCGTAATGACTTGACGAAAAAACGTCCCTTTTATATCACGCCATGTGGCACTCTTTTATTTCCTGCGACCGGCGCGAAAAAGTTGACACCTTATCAACAAAATATTTGGAAATACATCCTATGGATGGGCACCAAGCTTGATATTCATGACGGCACTTTAAGATTCTCGAAATTTATCAACAATATTCCCCCCGCGCTCATGTCCAGGCACGCAAAAAGTATCGCAGCAGGATTATTACATTCAAGTGTTAAACCTGAACTGAACAAGAGAGTCATGCAAGAGAAGATTGGTGTTTCTGTACCCACAATTAGTCAAATTTCTAGAATTATTACTAGTGGTCGGGTTTAACTATAAATGGTAGCCCAGTGAAGCGCTCCTCACGTTCAGGTGGAGCGTATACCGTGAATGTTGTTATCCCATATTTAGAACCTTTTTTTACTATGGCACCTCTATGTACATATTGAGGGGTTGCGGGAAAAATTAAAACTTTACCCTTCTCTGGTCTAACAGATCTACCATTTGAAAATTCTGTACAACCACCCGCATCCTCATCCATATCGTTTAAATACAGTATACATGTCAGCAATCTTTGTCTAGATAAATCTCCGAACACGGAATCTATATGCCAGTTGTAATCTTGACCAGGATCAGTTCTTGACAATACTATTCCTGTTTGAATAGAATGTAGAATATGATCTTGGAGCATATATCCTTCAGGTGGTACCATAGAACGACGATCTAACCCCTTTTCAATCAGAATATCCGTATATTTTTTTTTAACGTTTGTCATTATTTCTTGATATTTATTATTCAATATATCTTGAGCACTACCGCGATGGCGTGGGTCGTTGGAACCTAATTGAAAAAACATATCCTGACTTGATTTAACTTTTAAATGAATATCCATGGGAATATTGGGGTGCATTTCTGACATGAGGTGATATGTAGGAGTAACCCATTCGTGTAAAAATTCATCACATAACTCGTCGGGATATGCATTCTTAATTTCTATAATAAAGTCATCCATGTTACCCTATATCCTTATATCTTTAATCATTAATCGTCTATTAGGGATCCTGGATCACAAGTCCTTTCAAGTGTCTAATATCAGTTTGGTAAGAGTCTTTAGACCATTCTTCTATGAAGCATGTTATTATATATTTAGAAGGACCATTCAAAATAGGATTACCCCTATGTATATGTAAGTGAGACGCAGGAAAAAATAGAGCCTTACCCATTTCAGGTTGTACTTTTCTACCAGAATTGAACTCTGTTGAACCACCATTTGCTTCATCTATATCATTTAAATATATAATCACTGCAAGGTTTCGTGTCTCTTTCTGACCACACCCAGAAGCATCTGTATGCCAATTAAATCCATTACGACCTTTATCGGTTCTTTGTATTTGTGGCGTCGTTGAGCGACCTCTAAGCATGAAATTTTTTAATATGAAAGGACCATGCGGCTCCGTAGGGTCAAGAGGTGCCATATGTTTCATATATTCTGAATGACATATTTTCAATTTATCCATGTACAAGTTCCATAGTCTCTGTGCTATTGGGGGTTGATTTGGCGCCCTACCATCACCAAAAAGATGTGCATCAAGTGAATCTTTAAAATTAGTATCCACTGATAATGTACCATTTGTATCAATCGTTCGACCTTGAAATTTGGGGACGAAACTTTCCTCGTAAAACTCTATATATTCTTTACACTCTTCGGGTGTAAATAGATTTTTCATCTCAAATATAGACCGATCATATACATCTATAATATTGCGTGACATACCGTTTTATATATTCTAATCTTTAATTTATAATGCACGTCGTCCTACAACCCAGTCCTACATTTACCCATAAATTGAGAGTTACCTTACCAAGTAGGAGAACTATAGATTTCGGTGATAATCATCGACAATATTATACAGATCACGGTGATGCAAGACTAATGCGTGCACAACTTCTTATGAAAGGTGCTATCATTCCTAAGAAGCTGCGAATAGAAACGGATTCGGGTCAAATACAGAGAGAAATGTTGAAAGTTAAAGAAAGTTCTATAGAAGATTGGGAGGATTTCTTCCGAGCAGAATACTGGGAAAGATGGATATTATATACTTACCCTAACATTAACAAAGCAAAATTATCTATGACTATGAGTCATGGTATACTTTTTTTACCTACACCTGAGGACTTATGGTATTGTCAAGAAAGTATCTTCAAAGACCTGTAGATCCGAAACCCCCGTCACCTCTGAGTGTCTCATCGAGTAGACCAATTTCCTTAATCATAGGTGTATCACACCTTTCCAAAATAAGTTGAGCGATACGATCACCCTTCTTGATTTCAAAGTCTTCCGTACCATGATTAAATAGGACGACCTTGACTTCACCGGTATAATCGGGATCAATAACACCCGCACCAACATTGATGCAGTGCTTTACAGCTAGACCAGAACGAGGGGCTACACGCCCATACAGACCATCGGGGATAGACAGTGCAATACCAGTACTCACTAAAGCTCGCCCCGCTTGACACGGTACAGTCGCATCTTCGGAGCTATATAAATCATATCCCACAGCACCATCAGAACCACGAGTAGGCAAACGAGCATCGAATGAAAGCTTCTTGACCCCGAGAGGCATCTATTCATCTTTCAGGTGTTTCCCTTAAGCTTTTTAATTTAAAGTTTAGTGGTATTAATAATACAATGTCAGATAGAACCGATCTTCGTATAAATAAAGACACTATGGCACAAGTTTTTAAATTATCACAATCAATGTTTGACTACTTATGGGATTGTATTGATGTAGCAAAAGAAAAGAAGATAAACGTAAAGAAAGACTTAGCCTATCATATATCTCATTCATACAAACTTGAGGATCCACAAAATTTGATTATTGAAAACTTATTTAACGTTGTATATAATCAAGTTGATAATCCGATGATGCATAATTTTATTAACCGAGAACTTGAATCCGCCTATATAAAAGTTGGGATACACCCCACGTTAGAAATGAAACCATGTTTAAATGGTTTATGGGTGAACTTTCAAAAGAAAGGTGAGTTTCAACCTATACATAACCATGATGGTATGTTCTCTTTTGTAATATGGATGGATATTCCTTATGATTATGAAGACGAGGCCGCTGTTTTGAGTTCGCATCCCGCAACGCCGCCGAATTTTTCCGGCGATCCGGGAGGTAACTTTAGCTTTATGTATTCTAATGATAATTCTAGATCTGTATCTGATTATATTATACCAATGTCACCTGAAATGAATGGAGCTTGTTGTTTTTTTCCTAGTGATTTATGCCATCAGGTTTATCCATTTTACACAAGTGATAAAGAAAGAATTAGTATTAGTGGTAATATAATTTTCAAAATCCCGGCACCGAAGCCGCAACAAGTTCCCTTTATTGTATCCAATACATAATCATTTACTTTGCATATTTTTTCTTTTCGTCGTCTGAAAGGGCTCTCCACATCTCACCCAACCTCTTACCAATGTCGGTGAAACTGAGATCTGGGTTCTCTTTCACAACCTCGGGTCGTATCTTCTTGACAAAGTTCATGTATGCATTAGGTTTACGCTTGGGCTTGGATTCTTTGTCCCCACCACCTCTGAGCCTGAGAACTAGGTGTAGAGTAGACTCCTTTTGGATATTATAATCAGCTAGGGTGCGTCCATCCTCTAGCTGCTTCCCAGCGAAGATGAGTCGCTGTTGGTCAGGAGGGATTCCTTCCTTATCTTGAATTTTAGCCTTGATGTTATCGATAGTGTCAGAGGATTCAACCTCAAGAGTGATAGTTTTTCCAGTAAGTGTTTTCACGAATATTTGCATACTACTTGTATATTAGATTTAAATCTTTTATTTGCCTTCAGAGCTGGGTTCATCTTTGAAAAGGTGAGTGCACAACTCCTACAACTGAAAATATTAATGACACACTGC